CGTGTTTTTTTTTTTTTTTTGGAAAAAGCCCTCGCTCAAAAGCTTAGAGATAATTTTTTCCTCCGATGTCCCCCGCTAGGAACTGGAATCAATTAAAAATCTTTCAGTTGAGCTAAGCGCAAATTAAAGTGTGCCTCGGTGGCACAAATAAAGTGCGCCCTACATCTCTCTCAAGATGGATCCACGGCTCAGGATCTACAGTTTTCTAACTGATAAAATATGTTAACTAAACAACCTATACGTTCCACGTGATGAAAGGAGAGTTTTCATTTGACGCATTATAAACATCCACAAGACTATCATAGTCTGGGATATCAACCTTAAATGCATCAAATGGCTCTCGAAATCGTGAATGAAATGAATCGTATGCTCCCCGCCCATGCAGGAAGACTTGACGGCTTGCCTCTCGTAAGATAATTTGGGTGTGCTCTGTCTCAGGAATTGTGATCTTATTCCTCCAACTAAGCATCTTAAAGATACTTCTCATCTCAAGTGGTGCAACATATTGCTGCATCTCACTGTCATAGCGAAAAGTTCTCTTCAAGAAAGATATCTTGTCGAGTGTAGTAAATGATGGCTTACCTGTCTTATCTGTATTTGATAGCTCATACCCCAGATCAAGGGCATTGTCGTAAATAGTGGAAGCGTTAAAGAAGTGTACAATACTCTTCTTTATCCCTTTCATGTTATCATCTCCATAGTTCATAAGGAGAACAAAAATGAAAAATGGAAATAAACGCTCACACTCTTCGTACACAGCTCGGTCATTTCTTTTCCGAAACTGGGCGTAGCAACGATAGTATATCATAATCTCCAGAAGAGCCTCACCGATACTATTCAAATCGGCGGTCCCATATATACCAGATGGGACTGTACCATTCATAAAGAGAAGATCACCACATATCTCCATGAAGTAGTATTGGAGGGATGGAACTAACCCCCAAGCTCTTTTAACCCACATAGGTTCAAAACGACCACTGGCTTCCATGACTCTAACTGCTATCTCAGCTGCATAAACCAAAAGGTTCATCAGCTTATCAAACTTAGCATAATCAGAAT